GGCCAATAGATCCTTCCATTGGCCCACGCGCCGGTTGATGGCTGATATGCGAGGATGTCCGCTACCATGACGGCCTCGGTCGGGTTGGTTCCCCGATTGGTCATTCCTGCATCTTCGGCCAACGCGATTTTATAACCCTCGTATTCTAGCTCCCCAAACTCTTTTCTCAGCGCGTTATATTTTTCGGCCAGTCTGTTGTGGGCGGCTGTACGGCGGTTGGATAGTGCTTCGATTGTGTTCATCTTTTTCATTCTTTCTGCTCCTTTTGTTGTGTGTTTGTCTCTCATCTGGGTATCAATTTACCAGATCCCCGCCTTATGGCAACTATATAATAACAATAATATAACCGCAAGTTGCAAACACCTACACCCCAACGCTTTACAATCGAAAATAAATCGAAATAAATCCTTTTCCCTCCCCGAAATCACCCCGAAAACACACCACGCGCGAACAATCGACCACTTGCAAACCATCACCGACCCCGCTATAATTCCCGCCATGAATATCAAAGGACTTCGCAAACCGCCAAACACTTGCATTTTCGACAAAGACGAAAACCTCGAGGATTTACGCCGCGAACTCCTAGCTGCCACGATCCAGCGCGGCACTGGTCAACCAATTAATCGAGCCGATGCTATTGATGCCGCTGATACCAAGTCCGGCCAGCTTGCGCGTTTTGCCCTCGCAATCGACCGCGCTAATAAATCTGGATCTTAATCCGTTGCGCTATTATTGCCTCGATCATAGGTTTGCCCTCCCAAGTCAACGCCCCCCCGCTTGACTTCAAAAACCCGATTCGCTAAAACTGATTTAAGCACAACCAGTTCAACCGCCCCAGCCATCCGCACTCTTCCACCGAAACCCCGCTCTTGACATCAAATCTAAATAAGCGCATACATCCCCGCATGGATAATTCCCTCGCATACTCAACCGCAACAACCGCAGCCTACGCGATCAAAGCCAAAGCCGACGATCAATCCGCACCACTATCCTCTCTGCAATATCGCGATATAATCTATGCTACTATCCAATCCGCGACAAAAGAGGAGCAAAATAAGGCCATTGAAGGGGTCGCAACAGGCACGCAGCCCCTCGATGATCCAGCATACGCCCGTGCGTGGTTGATTGCCCAGCTCAAATCGGCAACCGAGTCCGGCAATGCCGCCGCGATGAAGGAGGTTCGGGACTTGCTCAAGATCGGTGACGCGGCCAGTGAGATCGAGGTTCATTCGATCGACTACCGCAGCCAGTGCGCAGATTGTCCGCTTGCCCGCCCGCCCGCGCTCCCCTCGTTCGGCACCGACGGCACCAGCTCCGCCGCAACCAGCGCAACCGATGGGCATCAGCCCCGCTCCTCTAGCATCGGTGACGCTCACGGCGAGTTGAGCGACGACACCAGCGACACTGAAACCGAAACCGCGCGGCAAGACCAGCACGAGCACAGAGGATGACCGCCAGCTCTCCATGGCCGATGCAATCAAAAGCAATTCCAGGGGGCAGGGGGGTGCAGCACCCCACCCCATCGGGCAGGACTTATCTACAGAGCGTCTTATTTAAACCCCGTCATCGGGATGGGATATTTCAGGAGGGAGCATGAGCATACCGAAGAAGTACAGTCAGGAATCGGAATTAGAGCGAGGTTGGGAAGCGCGTCGAGCTGCAGGGTCGCCGAAGAGTGGTCGTCGAGCTGGGTATAACGACAAAGCGTATCGGTCGGGGTATGAGGGGATAGAATGGAAGCGAAAGCGAAGCGAATAATACGATTGCCGCAGATTGAGCCTCTGCATTATCAATATCCAGCGTGGCGGGCGAATTCGAGCGGGTGTCAATACAGCCTGTTGAGCTATCACCGTCGTGGTGGCAAAGACTTAGTACATTTAAGTATGTTGAGTTTGATGGCTATAGCAAAGCGCGGGATATATCATTACATGCTTCCTACGCGGAAGTGGGCGAGTCGTGTGGTTTGGGACGCGCAGATAGATGTGACGGATTACGCAGGGAACCATCGGAGCGGCGCGTTGCTGGATGTAATTTTCCCGAAAGAGATAGTGAAGCGGAAAAACTCCACGGATTATTTTATAGAGTTGGTGAATGGATCGGTGATATTTTTGGGCGGCACAGATGGAGGTGACTTCGTTGGTGCGACCTCCTCTGGGATAGTGTTGTCAGAATTTTCTTTGCACAAGCCTGATGTGATTGGGTATGTGATGCCTATTATTAAGCAGAACGACGCGTTTTTGTGGATGAATGGGACGATGCGGGGGAAGAACAATCAGTTATATGACATGATGGAGCGCAATCGCAACGATCCGGCATGGTACACGAGCTGGTTGAAGCCGACGGACACGAAATTATATTGCTGGTGTAGCCCTGAATACGACATTAATCCGGAGCTTCTGCCGTTTGTGAACAATCCAAAGTACCTGAACGTGCAGAATCGGACGTTTTACAATGTTCAAGACCTGATAGATAGCGGGGTTATGAGCCAGAGTTTGGCGCGTCAGGAGTTTTTGAATGATGCGGTGAGCCATGTGACCAACAGCTATTACGGATATGAGATGGAGCGGGTGGAATATGCGGATTTAGACCCACGTAGCCAGCCTGTTTATACGTTTTGGGACTTGGGAGGGGTAGGGGAGAGTAGCGATGAGACGTGCATCACCTTCGCGCAAGCCGACATAGTGGCTGGACGGTTAAAGGTCGTGGATTATTATGAGAATAGAGGAAAGAAGCGCGGGCATTACTGGGAATATTTGCAGGGATTGGGGTATCAATATGGCGGCCACTTCTTTCCGCATGATGGAAAGCGGCGGAATGAATACACGGGGGAGAGTAGCGGCGATACAGCGGAGAGAATTTACGGGGAAAAGGTTCGATATGTGCCAAAAACTCAATTCACAGCCAACGATATAGAGATTGTGCGGCGGACTTTGCCAAAAATTATTTTTGATAAAACTCGGACATCAAAGCTAACACAGGCGTTGGGGAATTATCACGAGCGGGAGAGCACAGGGAAGCCGTGTCACAGCAATACGTGTATGCAGTGCGGGGGCGCAAGTCACGCGGCGGACAGTTTCAGGGTGATGGTCATGGCCAAGCACTTGAACTTAATTGAGCCGTATTTGCTGGCGGAAGTAATGACGCAGAAGCACTTTTGGGGGGAGATGCGCGAGGAGGCGGACGAGGTTTTGTATGAAGAATTCGTGGTATGATGAAGTTGTGGCGATGTATGGCGGTGACGAGGAAGCTGTTGCGGCTGTGGTGCGCGATTGTTTGGAGCGAGGGGAAGTGCATTGCGACGCGAACGGATTCATTGCTGGGTACAAAACGAGATCACCCAAGAGTGTTGACAAATCCGATACATGGTTTATATATATCGCTGTGGGAAATTTGAAACGCATATTTAATAGCTCTGAACGAATGGCCTACGTGGCCTATGAGCGCAACGACGGCAAACTTCGGTATGTGCCGATGGATCGATTCGAGAGGATAATGAAATGACGAAAAAACCAAAGCCCCCCGCCGCGCTCCCCGCCGCGCCGGAAGAAGTAGATGCGACGGCGCAAAAGGGATATACGCGGAAGAGGGCAAAAGAAGCGCAGGGGCGCGCCACAACGATGCTGCAAAGCACCGCCGCCCCCGCCACCGTGAAGAAAACCGTATTGGGGTAGCGCGATGATAAGAATAAAAACAATAACAAATAAATTCTGGAGATGGATTATGGATATTAGCAAAGATGTGTGGATGGGCGAGGTTCAGAAAGAAGTGGCCGCGAGAATCCAAAAACTGGATAAAGACGGGAGGTTAACGGGTAACGTCACGACCTATTCACTGGACGGCGCGATTGCGCTTACAGACAGGTTCGCGATTCTTAACGGGAATGTTGCCGCGGTAGACATGACCCTCGCCACAGGGGCAACTGGGCAGGGTATTTGTATCAAGGCGATTAATGTTACGGGCGGCGTTACGGTGACACCGGCTTCGTTTGTTGACGGCACCACGATTACCTTCTCGTCCGCAAACGAATATGTAGAGCTGATTTCAGATGGCACGTACTGGTATTTCGTGGGTGGAGATGCCACGATCAGCTAGTGCTGGATAAATCATTATGACCGGACAACAAATAATTAAGCGGTTTGATACCCTCAAAGAAAAACGCTCGAATTGGGAATCACTCTGGCAAGAGTCCGCCGATTGGTGTTGGCCGACAAATGACAATATCAATGCGGTGCGGACGGCGGGGGCAGAGAAACCGCCCCAACGAATGATCGACACATGCGTCGAAGCGAACCTCACCTTTGCTTCCGGATTTTTTGCGAACATGTTCCCACCGAACGTGGTTTGGGCAAATTATCGCCACCCCGACCCCGCAATGATGGATCAGAAGGGCGTTGCGGATTATTTTGAGGAAGTTTCTCGAATAATCTATCAGCTTCTTTTGAAGTCCAATTTCTCAACAGAGGAGTTTCAAGCACTTCTGGCAATGGGAGCCTTTGGCACAAACTGTTTAAGTGTTGAGGAAGACGAGGACAATGTTTTCCGCTTCCGAAACTTCACTATTGGTAGAATAGTCGTTGAGGAGGACAATCTTGGGCGCGTTGACACCGTTGGGCGCGAATTTACGCTGACTGCGCGCCAAGCTGTGCAACAATTTGGAGTAAAAAACCTTGATGCTACCATTGTGGATGATGCGAACGAGCACCGAGACAACAAACATATGTTTGTTCACCTCGTCTCACCGAGGGCAGACTACAAGGTAGGCTCCAAGCGAAGCGATAAAAAGCCGATTGCGTCCTATTATGTCTGCCGGAAGACGCAGAAAATTGTAAAAGAAGGCGGGTTTGACAACAATCCGTACAAGGTCAGCCGCTTTACCAAGGGCAATGACGAGGTTTATGGTCGTGGACCCATGAGCATGTGCTTGGCAACCGCCCGCCGCGCGAATGTAATTTTCCGATCTGCTATTGTCAGCGCAGAGCAACACTCAAACCCGCAATGGTTGTTGCCGGATGACGACAGCGTGAAGGGTTTGAGTAGTCGGGCAGGTGCAAAAATCAAATGGCGCACGAGCAACCCGAACGGGAAGCCAGAGCGTCTTGACCACAATGGCGACCCGGGCATTGCGATGGACATGTACGAATTGCATGACGCGCAAATTAAGCGGATGTTCTACAATCACTTATTTCGACCGCTCGACGATTATCGAAATATGACTGCATATGAAGCGAATGTTCGAGAGCAAACAGATATGCTTGCCTTGACTCCTTTCGTTTCGCGATACCTAGACGAACACGTATCGCCGATCATGGAAACGGTTTATTACATGGCGGCAAAGGCAAATAAACTTCCAGCTCCACCTGCCGCACTTAATAATGATCCCAGCTACGAAGTGGACTACATTGGTCGGCTTAGCATGGCATCCAAGGGGCTAGAGGCTCGGGGTTCGGTAGACACAATCCGAATAATGGCAGAACTGGCACAGGGCGTTCCGCAACTGGCAGAGAGCTTTGATTATATCGACGGCGACAAGTTGCTGAAGGTTCTGAACCATGCAAATAGCGGAGTCATGCGCGTTTTAAAAGATGCAGATGTTGTAGAAGAGGAGCGGATTGCCCGCGCCGAAGCAATGGAAAAACAGAAACAGATTGAGAATGCTCCGGCATTAGCAGATGCCGCCCAGAAAATTAGTGGGCCAGTTGCGGCTGACAGCATCTTGGAAAAATTGGGAGAGCAATGATAGGGATATTTGATCGATTCAAGAAGGGGCGATCCGCCAAAGCCGATATAGAAAAGGTGATGGGGTGTGCAAGATACTGCTTCAACTCACCAGAGGGTCGAATTCTTATCGAGCATCTGGTTGAAGTCTTTGAAGTGGACGACCAAGTTGGGTACGTCTCTGGTGACGAAGCAATTTATATTAATGGCAAACAGGATGGGTTGAAATACATCCTTGCTTTGTTGAGTGAAAAAACAAAAGGAGTAGAAAATGAGTGAGCCTGTAGTCGAGCCTGTAGTCGAACCCGTAGTCGAGCCTGTAGTTGCCCCTGCGGCTGAACCCGCGGTTGAACCCGTTGTTGAGCCTGTGGCCGATCCACTGGGGGATGAAAACGCATTTACGCAATCATTTTTAGACAATCTCCCTGATGAGTTGGGGAAGCATTCGATTTTCCAGAAGTACGGAAACATCACCGACTTAGTGAAAGGAGCGATCAATGCACAGGGTCTGGCTGGAAAGAAGGCCGAGGATTTCTGGAAGTCCGAAGATAAAGACATTATCGCAAAGCGGCGTGAAATTATGGGCGTTCCGAAGGAGGTTTCTGGTTATTCATTTGACAGCGAAGGTTTGCCTGACGAGCTGAAAGAGTTTGCAGATACTCGCTCTAAGGAGTTTATGACCTTTGCGCTTGAGAAGGGGTATCCCAAGGCAATGGTCGATGACATTCTTGCGTGGGACAAACAGGGAGCGGTGGCGCAATTTGAAGCACAAAGAGACTCTGAACAAGCGGCTGTGGTCGAAGCCGAGAAGGTGCTACGAGCGGAGTGGAAGGGCGACAAATTTGAGTACAATGTCGCTAAAATCAAAACTTCTTTGGAGCATTTGGGTCTATCTTCGTGGGTAGAAGACCCGGCATTCGGGAACAATCCAGAGCGAATGAAAGAGTTCTTCGACAATATCGTTCCGCTGGTTTCTGACGACGCGATCATTGAAGCGAAGCAATCGCAAAATCTGGATACCGTCACCGATACTCTCGTTGACATTGAAGGGAAGATGCAACGCTTTGAGGGAAACACCAACTCGCCGGAATACAAAGCCTTGGGCGAACAGCGGTTGAAGCTCCTAACAAAAATGTCATAGTCGCTCTTGACTCTTCTTCGGATTTAGTCTAAACAAGAAACCGTTCACAAAGCAGATACCTCTTCGGAGCCTGATTCCTGCGAACAGGGTGAGAACCCGAATATCAGGCCAGACCCGCGAGTGCGGATACTCATAAGCCGACAAAAACGCAACGAGTAACCAAGAGGTATTATTATGAGCCAAGACCTACTCAATACTTATAAAGTAGGGTTTGATCGCACAGTTCGGTCGAACGTAGAAGTTCAAGGCGGCAAGCTCCGCCAATTCGCAGAAGTCGCATCGGGTGATTTGTTTCGCGCCGATGGGGTTTATCAATTCACAACCGGTGGCGGACTGCCAGCCAAGGTAACAAATCGTTTTGGGGACTCTCCTGTTTCCGAACTCGATTACAGTCGTCGGCGCGTATCTCGCTCCAGCTACAATGATGGTCAGTTCATGGACTGGGCAGACATTGCTAAAATGGGCGTTGATGTAAAGCCGAAGAAGTTGACGGCAATGCTGAACAAGTTCAAGCGTCAAGAAGACATCGTTCTCGACCAAGCACTACTTGGAACCGCACAGGGCGGCGACAATGGCGAAACCACAGTCGCATTCGATACAGGCAACATCATTGATGTTACCCTCGGCGCGGCATCCGGTTATACTAATGCCGGATTCACGTACGAGAAGTTCCTTGCAACTCTCGCTATGTTCGGCAACAACAATGTTGATTTGGAAACCAAAACACCGGTCTTCAAAATCTCGTGGTCGCAATGGCAAGACATGATGAAAGATCAAAACTTCATCAACAAGGACTTCACAACTGCGGCTCCTATTGATGGACAGCAGGCCGGGATCATCAAGAACTATATGGGATGCAAATTTGTTATCTCCAATATTGTTCCTTACATGAACACCGCCGGAACCGGATTCCGCATTGCAGACAGCGATCTTACGCCTGCTACCGGAACATGGAATGATACCGATACCACCGATGTTCGCGCTGTTACGGCCTTCATCGCAAATGAAGCAGTGTTGTTCGAGGTAAATCCGGACATCTCCACTGACATCATAAAGCGTGGTGACAAGAGCCTGAACTGGTATGCTTACGTCAAAGGACAGTTCGGGGCAGTTCGCACACAAGAAGCACTTGTGAACGTGATTCCTTGCGACCAGTCGCCTGCGGCATCCTAATCAACCCTTAACGGAGAAATAAAATGGCTAACACTGCAATCGTAACCGCCCTTGCTACCAGCATTCAGCGGAAAAGCGCATATCGCGGCAACGTACAATCTGTTCCCGTGGAATTCACCACGGACGGAACGTACAGTGCCACCGAGCTTGTATTTTCGGCGGTTCTTCCCCCGAATTCCGAGCTAATTGGAATCCACCTAACCAATACCGCAATCACTTCTGGTGTGCTGGATATTGGTTATACCGGTGATTCTGATGCAATCATTGATGGCGCGGTTCTTACGTCCGCTGGCAATGTGGACTATCAGGGCGCACCTGTGGCAGTTGGTGGGAAAGCAATCGTGGGAGCGTTGACTGGCACTATGTCCAGTGACTCCATCGGCGGCTATATCCTAATCGTTACCGACGAATAACCTACACCCAGAATGCGGGGGAGGGCGGTTTTTCTCTTTCCTTCCCGCTCTTCCCTGCATTCACCTTCTTAATTATGGCACAGACGAAAACATCTCTCTGTAATTTGGCTCTTTCAATGATTGGCGACACTCGCAATCAGTTGACCGACGTTGACACAGACAACACCGTGATTTCGCGTCAGTGCCTGCTTCATTACGAGCCGACACTTCACGAGCTTATTCGGAAGCATACATGGAACTGCGCGAAAGGTCGTGCAGAACTAATCACATCCGATGCGACCGCGCCAGCAATGGGATGGAGCAGGGAAGCAACTTTGCCGACTGATTGCATCCGCCCAATATATCTTGCGTCTGATGCCTCGATGTCGCAGTTCTGGAAGCCCGAGATCGACTGGGTTGTTGAAGGACGAACGGTTTATTGCAATCACTCCTCCGCGTTTATGATTTATGAGAAAGAACCCTTGCCAGCAACCATGGAAGCCTTGTTTGCTCGCGCATTTTGCGTTCTTCTTGCCTCAAAACTAGCAAAACCGATTGGCGGCAACGACCAATTAACAATCAATCTAATCAATCAGTTTGAATCAATCGATCTTCCCGAAGCCCGCCGCGTTAATGGCTTTGAAGGAAGCGAACCCGCAGTAGTTGACAGTGAATGGCTCGACGCTACGATGGGAAGCGAATCAGTTTATCGCCCCTTTGGGGAAAGTAGTTACGGGAGTTTAGAATGAAAGTATACGAATTAGCAAAGATTTTAGGTGTTAAGAGCCGCGAGCTTATCAACAAGATTGATGAGGTTGACCACCACGCGGACAAGGTGCCGGACGAAGTGCTTTGCAAATATCTGCCGGACGAGCCTGCGGAAGAAGTGGTTCTTGCACCGATTGTGGAGCCTGTGGTTGAAACACAAACGGTTTCAACGTCGATCAAGGTCAAAGAGACTTGTCCGGTAGACATGGCGACGCTTGAGCTAAGCATTCGTTGTGTGGGAAACAAATCCCCTTATTGGAAATATAAAGCCCTTCTGGAGGGGTAATGCCCACAAACAAGGTAATCAACAGCCTTAACGCGGGGGAGCTTTCCCCGTACCTCTACGCCCGTTCTGACTTTGAGAAGTACAGTAGCGGGTGTTTGACTATGGAGAACTTTGTTCCTCTGAGTTATGGGGGAGCAACTCGCCGCCCCGCGCTTGAATATCTGGGCGGCTCCAAGAATAATGGCAAGGTTCGGATGATTCCGTTCATTGCAAACATCGAAGACGCTTACATGCTTGAACTCGGGGCTGGTTATATTCGGTTCTGGAAGAATGGCGCGCTGATAGAAGACGGTGGCTCCCCGCTTGAGATTGGAACACCTTACAGCGTTGAGGATCTCGCAAAGATCAAATATAGCCAAAGCATTGATGTGAGGTGGTTGACGCATCCCGATTACCCGATTCAGCGCATCAGCCGATATGCAGATAGCGATACGGCTTGGACGAACGTACCAGAAGAATTTCAATATCCGCCGTTGCTGGATATGAACGACACCGATATTACGATGTCTCCGAGTGCTACGATAGGGACGATTACTCTCACGGCCTCGCGCGATTTCTTTGACGCGGGGCACGTTGGCTCGTCAATGGCCTTTGACACGGTGCGCTTACTTGCAAACGCGGCAATTACAGACACAACCACGGTCACACACGCATCAGAGCCTCTCTACGTATCGAACGCAAACTGGGAGGCGACCACAAGCGGGACATGGACAGGGAGGGTCTTATTGCAACGGAGTCTAGATAACAAGGCGACATGGCACGACTATCTAGTTCTTGGCGATACTACAGGCGCGGCGAGCGGTGGAGAGAAGAATTTTTCAATCGCAAGTGACCGAGAAGAGGCTACGAATACGTGGATTCGCCTTTATTACATCGACGATGGTGGAACCTTCAATTATAGCCTCAAAACTTCCGACCCTTGGAAAACTCTTGTTGACATCACGGAGCGAACTGATGCGAAGAATGTCATAGCTAATATTCGTGATGAATTCCAGTATATCGAAAGCGAGTTTTCCGAATGGACGAAAGCTGAATGGTCTGTTGGTACAAAAAAGTATAGATCCGCAGAGATTAGTTACAATACGGAGCCTGTAGTTGGTGAAGATCATTTCCCACTCGCAACTATCAACGCGGGTCTCACCGACGTAACCGGTATGTGTAGCGCAACGGTTGATGGAGAAGATTGCTTTGCTTTAACCACAAACGGAACGTCAAATAAAAAGGTCTATATTATAAAGTGGGACGGTGCGGCAGGGTCGCCGTGGACTGATGACTGGGACAATGTTGCGTCTTTCGATGTGAGCACAGAGTTTTCGAGTGTGACAGATGTTGCTTGCCCGGATGATGGCTATCTATATGTCATAGGGCAAAAAACCACAGGACTATTTGCTGTGGCACGATATACTGTTCCTGTGTTGTCGGTTGGTGGCGTTTTCGTTGATTTTTGCAAAACGCTTGACTCCGAGCACGATAAGGTTGAGGGACTCGGCTATTATAATGGATATTTTTATGTCACAGGCGTGTACTCTACAGGCGGCGCAAGCAAGTCGTTTGTCAGACAGTACACCACTGGCTTCTCTTATACGGGCGGCCTTTATAAAAACATAACCACACTTCCGGCCTATCATTATTCGGGTGTAGCGGGAACAGATGGAAAGATTTACGTAACGAACCCAGAGGATTTAACCATTGACTGCTTTAGTGAATCACTTGATTTACTGGATTCTTCTCCGTCATCTCCGTCAACCGATCCGCAGGGTCTGTGTTTTCAACAGGACTTTGCGTGGGTTTGCGATAGTGGCGGGAATCTTTACAAATACTCGTTCGCGGCAGAAACGCTTTATTATGAATGCGTTAAGGAAACAGGTTCGGGAGATGTCTTCAGTAACGATTCGTGGTCAATTAGAGATCCGCTTATGACCACTTGGAGTGAAGGCGCGTTCTCGGACTACAGAGGCCACCCGCGCTCTATTGCCATGTACGAGAACCGTCTTGCCTATGGCGGCACAAAAACCGACCCCGACGCGATTTGGCTATCCAAAACCGATGATTACAACAACTTCACAATGGGCGAGCTTGACGACGACGCAATGAAGCTAACGCTCAACAGCGGTCAGAACGATAAAATCCGCTGGATGGTTCCGCAGGCAAATCTTGTTATTGGCACAGCAGGGAGCGAGTGGGAGCTACGCGCATCTGATGAGCGTCACGCAGTATCACCAACAAGCTACGATTTAAAGCGGATGACCACCTACGGGAGCAATGGTTTGCCGGGCATCCTCGTTAATTCCGCCGTTCTCTTTATGATGCGCCAATCGCGCAAGGTTAGGGAGTGGACACCCGCATACGATTTGAAAGACTACGTTGCTCCTGATATGAGCATCTTGGCAGAGCACATCACCAAGGGCGGCGTTACGGAATGGGCATATCAACAACAGCCGGACAATATTCTTTGGAGCATTCGCGGTGATGGAACGCTTTTGGGGCTGACCTACGAGCGCGACCAGAATGTCGTCGGGTGGCATCGACATTCAAATAGTGAACTCTCCTTTGAAAGCGTAGCGGTTCTTCCTCGCGATAATGCCGAAGATGAAGTCTGGGCAGTGGTTCTGATGGGAAGCAATCACTATCTCACCCGATTAAATGACCGCGAATGGGGAACCGATTATCTGACCGAGTGGCAAGGCTCCGATCTTTACAAAGTCTATACCGCGCCCGGATCTACAACCCTGACAGGTTTGGATCACCTTGAGGGCAAGACGGTTTCGGTCGTTGCCGATGGAGTCGTCAAAGCCAATGCGGTTGTATTGGGCGGTGAGATCACAATCGACGCGTCAACTTATACAACGGTTGTTGTTGGGTTGCCCTTCACATCCACCGTTGAGCCGATGCACATCAATCTGGAAACGCGATATGGCTCCTCACAGGGCAATAAAACCGACATCCGAACGGCTAAGGTTCAATTCAAAGATACTTTCTCTGCTAAATGCGGACAGCAACACGGCGAGCTTGAGGCTGTGCGGTTTAATCCTGACGATTCTGGATTACATTCCGACTACGGGCTGGCATGGTTTGAGAATAGTTCGGAGTTTCTGCAAACGTGCAAAATCACGCAGGACGAACCAATGCCCTGCACGGTATTGGCGGTAATTCCAGAGATTGAGGCGAGGACGTAACAATGGATCTGGCAAAAAGAACCAAGGTTGAAGAAATTGAAAAGTCCATCGGGCAGATAGCGGGGGCTGTTTTTGGCGATACGGAGCTGTGTCCGCTAACGCACTCGTTTGCGCCGGAAATGTATGTGCGCGAGATCCAGATTCCCGCTGGAACGCTTCTAGTTGGGAAGATTCACAAAAACGCGCATCCGAATTTTTTAATGGCTGGCAAGGTTAGCGTGTTCACAGAAGATGGCGGCACGGAGCATTTGACCGCCCCATGCTACATGATTAGCCCCGCTGGAACCAAGCGCGTTGTTTACACGCACGAAGATACAGCATGGGTAACGGTTCACCATAACCCCGAAAACACAACAGACTTAGAACGCCTTGAGGATCATGTGATAGCAAAAGATTTTTCAGATAGAGAGTTGACCGAAAACCAGATGGCGGCATTGGAGGGATTATGTCTTGGATAGTAGTAGCCGTCGCAAGTACGGCAGTCACTGCTTATGGGCAATATGCGGCTGGCGAGTCGGCCAAAGATGCCGCAGATTACAATGCCGAGGTGGCCCGGCAACGCGCCGACGCGACTGCACGGGCAATGGAGGCGGAAACGTCGCTGGCACACAAGAATGCGCGCCGTCTTAAAGCCGAGCAGAGAGCCGCATACAGCAAGGCCGGAGCCGTTCCGACCACAGGCACACCTTTGCTTGTTATGATGGAACAGGCGAAGGATATGGAGCTTGATATAATGGCCGAGCGACATAACCGGATGAAGGAGGCTCAATCACTTGAGAACACGGCGGCTATGAGCAAGTGGGAGGGCAAGACGGCGCGGCGGACAGCAATGTTCAAAGTCGGGGCAACACTACTTTCGGGGGCAAACTCTGTGGGCAAACAATATAACGATGGAAAGCAACCCTCCGGACTGGATGGTTCCTCCGCTCCCAAAAACTTGAAATATAGGATGCAGTAATGCCAAAGATTCCACTTTACCAAAGACAATCAACGGTTTCCACACAAGGAACCGCCGTTGAAATGAACCCGCAGGTTGCCGCATCTCCATTTAAAGCGATGGCGCAACTGGGCGGCGAGGCTACCAAGATAGCTACCGAATTTGGCAATCGAAGAACTCAACTAAAGCAGGAGGCAGATTGGTCGGACTACGAAGTTCGCAAACGGAAGCTAATTGCAGATATTGAAAAGGGCAAGGCTGATGCTATAAAGAACGGGACAGCAACGATCTCAAACGTAAATGATGTTGTCGTCGCGCCTTTGCTTGCGGATTTTGAGGCCGCCAACCTAAATCAGCAATATAGCAATACCTCTTATCGGCGTATTAGCCAGAACTGGGATGTTTCGAGGCAAGCAATCGAGACAGAGGGCGTACTCGAACAGGCTTCAATGGAACTGGGAGAATACACATCCAGAATAAAAACCAATATGGGCAACATCATTGCGGCAGGCGGGGATTATTCCCAACAAGAGGCCGCGCTGGTCGATAGCATCGGAGTTGTTGCGACAAAGGAAACCATCAGCGACCTCTACTCATCCGCATATAACAACAGGCTTGCTACCATCATGACCCAAACTCAAGCCGGAGAAATGGGAGCAGGTGAAGCCATAAACCAAATGGAAGAATTGAATACTGAAAACGCCGCAAAGCAAACAGATCCGAAGCGACGAATGGCAACAGAAAACGCTCTCAATGCAGGAATTGCATCAATAAAAAGCACAGCGGTTAAGGATCGGGCGCAACGCGTTACTCAAGCGGCAGCAAATAATACAAAACTTATGAAGGGCGCGGCGAGCGGAAAACTGGACTCTACTGATGCAGTAGTGGTATTTAATGCGCTGGGCAAAAAGATTGAGGACGAGCAGGTTGAAGCTGTTGCCGCAAGCATTTCGAGAGGCGCGGCGATAATGGCAGAACTCCCAGAGAATCGAGGCGATGCGACTTTTCCCGCGATTCAGATGGAGCTGGTCAAATACGCAAACAAAAAGAAAACGCTGTCCGAGGTGATGAAGGCAATCGAGAAGAGGGCCGACGATTATATTGAACAATTTAAAGAGCCAGCAAATAAGTCCGACATTGACCCTGATGGCATTTATTATTCACCAAAAAAACGGAAGGAAATTCGCGACTCGCTGGTTTATTCCAGCTATGCACAGCTTGCCACCCTTGCATATTCTAATATAGACAATCAGGAATCGGTAGCAATGTACGATGCTGGCTGGTACGCCAAGCAACACGTGGTAAAACTTGAGGGAATTTATGCAGACGGCCAGCGCAAAATTTCAGATTATCTTGCAATGGGAGGGAGCGATCCCGATTGGGTGCAAGAAACTGGGCAGTTTTTAATGCAATTAAACCAGCGGAAGCACACGCTTTCCGAAGAAGAAGTTACAGAAGAATTTAATAATCACTTTGCCCAGAAAGCAACGCGCGTATGGAAAGAGCGATATACCAATAAAAAGACATCGGCAGAGTCTGGTGAATCAGCAGACTTCGAGGCATATAGAGAGCAAAACGATAGAGCATTAATCGCTGGATGGAATCTAAAGCACTCAAGTTTCCCTGCTACTCCTACTCCAGTTCCGCCCGAAACGGTTGAACTGGAAAAATCGAGGCGGTATTATTCAGAGCGAGAGGGGCGACTTCTTGATGATGCCGAATTAATGGCGATTCAGCAGGTCGAATACGGGCCTAATGCGACTCCTGCTATTGCAAACTCTTATAATGTTGCAAAGGCTGTGGATGCCGAAAACCATTCTGACCCAAGCAAAACCTATTATGTGGATAAGAAAACGGGTGTAGCCTACGGCGATGTAGATGGGGCGGCGGTTCCCAGCAAGCCGGAGGAGCTGGAAATGCTGGGGCTGCCTTCGTTTGAAGAGATTTTTAAGAAGGGACAGCAGTGGGATACGCTGACGATGCGCCGCAATGAACGCGCCCAGGAGTTGATGAAGGATAAGGGCGTTAAGAAGCTGATTAAATCGCGCAAGGCGCGGGAGGAATATGCCCATAAGACGGCGGCAGATGAATTCCCTGTGGATCGCGGACTGGCGATGACCGAGGTTGAACAGCAAGTCTATGAGAAATACAAGCCAGCTCTGGCGGGTTGGGGAAAACTGCCGGGCGAAAGCGATGAAGAGCAACGCGCTCGTCAGGTGCGCATTGCAGAAAACGAAGAGCGATTGAAGGGTTATCGGGAAAGTTATGCGGCGGCGGCGGAGTGGAGTTCGCCGGAAGCATTAAAGACCTATGCCGATTTAATCAACAAGGCCCAAAGCGATACCCCTGCCTTTGAGCGCGAGGCGAAGGAGCACCAGCAGGCGGCTGTGAAGCTGGCCAATGAAATCCCAGCATTTATGGTGGGCGGAAAGGTGATCGGAGCGAATGCAACAGTGGCAAAAGTTGCTGAACATATTAAAAAGGTGCCCGGCCTACGCAAGTTGTCGCCCGCATTGGAGCGATTGAGTAAAAGCAAGGCGGCTCCCTTTCTTGACCGCTCGTTGTCCAGTGGCTCAACCTTAGGGACGGTCGGGGCAATTTCAAATCCGGACGACCCGATACACGGCGCAACTGAAGGCGCGAAATTTGGTGCCGCTCTTGGGATGTTTTCCGTAAATCCTGTGGCAGGTGCAACGGCGATGACGATGCTTAATTCCGCCGCGCGCATTAATGCCGGAGAGGATGTAGAAACGGCTGTCCTTAAAGCGTCGGTGGATACCACCTTTATGCTGTTAATGTTCAGGGGCGGACACGAGCCGCGCAACAAGTCGCGCAACAAGTGGATTGATAAGGCTTTGTCTACAACCCGAGCGGTCGGTTCCGATGCGAACGCGAATCGCGCGGCATTCGTGAAGGAGATGGCGGCCAGAGGCCGCAAGGGCGATCCTGTAGCCAAGGAATGGCTACGCAATAATATGATATTTACCCCAGCCGAAGCACAGGCGCAGGGCGCGCACAAGACCGCCCCCGCCACCCGCCCTCCTTCGCCGCCTACACCACAGGCAACGCCCACGCCGAAGGGCGCACTTGTGACACTGCGGCAAAAATTCGATGCGAAATCAAGGGTTCCGTGGACATTCGGGGAACTCTACGCGCTTCACCAAAACAATGATGCGGCGGGAATCGATGCGATTGTTTCGCAAGCCGATCTTTTACAACAGAGCAACCTGCGACGAGCATTGGAAAACCCTACGCCGGAAACAACTGCCACTCTAAACAAGAATATTGCAGAAGATCCCGATTATAGCGATGTGGAGATTGCAGAAGATCTGACAGATTATTTCCCTGCCCCCGCCCAACCGCAGAAGCCCGACCAGTTGCCTGATGGCAAGGAAATGGAAGTGAACGACCTAATCGATCTTATCGCCGAATCGTTTGTAAGCGGAGAGAAAGCCCCCCCTGCCCTGATTGAAGCGTTACAGAGCAAGGCTTCTAGCCCATCTCATGCCGAAGCACTAATCGCAGAGGTCAAAGATCGGGCAAGAGGCATTCGGAAAGAAAGAAAGGCGGCGGCATCGCTGGCAGAAGAGGCAGACTTCCAGAAACCCGATTTCCGCTTAGCGGGACGAACAGCCGAAGCAGAGGTGTTATTCGAGCAAGCCGGAAGGGATTTATTTGCAGGGAACATGTCAAAACGCTCCGAAGCAAGGGATAGAGCGGCAAGAAAGCAGTATGACGAAGCAGGGGAAACCGTTGATTTTGATGAATACGCTTCTGATTTTTCTTCACGTCTGGCGTGGAACACTATTGAGAGGCGACACGAATTATTGATCCAACACATCCGCGATGGATCTGTAGCAACCGTACAGGCGATTCTTGAAAGCGAGGGCGTTCCACATCAAAGCAACTACTATAAAGCCGTCGTAAATGCCGCAGAAGTGGCGAGCGGCACTCAAAAGGTGACAGACATCGAAACAAACCGCGTGGAGACCAGAGAGGAGCCTATAAGGGTTGCTGACGCGTCGGCGCAATCACAGTCCCTAATTGATGCAATGCACCGCATTCAGGAACGGGGCGACCATCTGGCGGGTCAATGGATGGCTGAAATCGATGTTGAGAACCTTCGGAGCCTCACACAAGAAGATTTTGACCGCATAATGCAATACGCGTCCTTCGCTCAAGACTATGATCCTACCGTCAAAGAGGTGAAGTTCTCTGAACTCGACAAGCCTACGCGCGAATTTTTTACAAGGTGGGATGTCTTTGCAGAGAAGAACCGAACGATGTACGAGGAAATTTCCGACACCTTCGGCATAGATTTCGAGGCTGTGGCTGGATTTTATTTTCCGCTTCGTCATGGTGACGGCAACGGTGGTTTCGCAGGAACAACCATCGAAGACCTTATTCGGCACTCAAGCGGTAGCATGAAGAAACGCCACGGGAAATTTGAAGGAGTTCTAAAAGATCCCGTGCGACAAGTTGAAAATCTTGTGCGCGACTCAGCAATGCTGGCCGCAATCGCCGAAGAACTCGGGACACAGATTGATTCTGTTAAGGGGAACGCGAACGAGATTGCGGTTGCTTTAGAGAAAAAGAAGAGCGAGCAGGAACTGACTCCAAAAGAAGAAAAACTTCTGGAGATTTTAGACGATGCCCGCGCTGTCGAGAAAGAGGCAACGCGCCTTGGTGTATACGAGCAAGCGAGCCTAAGCGACGAGTTTTTTGCATCTGTTTCCATGTTTCAAAAGGACGGCGGCGGAGCGCAAATCCCAAGCATTGCGTCTGTGGTTGGCGAGAACGCTGGCATCCTTTCGGATTTGGCGAAGAAATACGGGACAACTTGGTCAATGCTTATCGAGCCATCAATGATGACGCAATTCTTAGACGGCCTTGACGGGATGACGGAGGATGGACGTTGGTACGGGGCGCATTCTCGCGTTCTTCATCGACTGTTTGCAGATGCGGCAAACCTGCGAACGCTTGAGGAAAGGCGCGAAGCGACGGTAGAGAAGATGTTGGTTGGCCTAGACAAGAAGCAACGAGCGCAAAGGAATAACGATCTCCACAGCATCTTTTTAGGCTATGAGCGCGGAATGAGAATTCCCGATATAATGAAGGAGTTTGGCGTTAATCGCGAAACCGCCGACATGGCCGACATGATGATGAAATCGCTAGTAGCCGGAAAGGTTCAGATAGCACTTTCTCGCGATCATCGGTCAAAGGTTTCTGAATTGTCTACAGAACGGCGCATTGCATTTGCGGCCATTGAACGGGCTGTACAGGAAGGGGTTCAGACAGAAGAAGAGATGCTGACTTATCTTGAATTTGCGAAAGAAGCAGAGGGAGAAAAAACAAAAAGCTCTATTTTACGCAATGCCGCGCGCGCAATCTTTGAGAAGCAGGCGTTGGATAATAAGGATTTCTTGGGGTATTATTCCTCAATAATGTCTCACGCCGACAGAGGAGCCGTACTGCCCCAGCGCGCCGCACAGTTCGAGGCATGGGCAGATTATCTAGAGTCGCAAGGAAATAAACCTGCCGCCGACTGGTGGAGAAACCTTAATGATCGGAACGTGAAGAACAAGCCGTTCGAGTGGGAAAACAAAGTGCTCGAAGGTATTAGCGGCTTGGTTGCCGACTGGAAGGGAGCAACGCCCGACCCTGACGGAATATATTCCAATTCGGATATTGTCAATGGGCGGACTCCAGAGCAAATCTATCGTCTTATGCTTGAATCTGCAAACTTGATTTCAAGGGCGCGCGTCAACGCATATTTGACCGGAAACTTTGGATGGACGTTGGTGACGCAATGGACTTCGCTGACGCTTACGGGAATAGAAGTTGGCTTTAGAGAGACTTGGAAATCTATTAAGCGGTTCAAAAGGGGCGAAATTGACACATCTGGGGGATACGTGCCTATCATTAAAGATGGCGACAATGTTGATGGTTTGCAAGCGGTGTCAGACATAGAGAGCGCGGGCTTATCCAAGACGAAAAGGGAACTGTTCAGGAGATGGATAAACGGGTTAGCGGCAAAACCGATGGAGCGGTTTACGGTGGAAGTATCCTGGGATGCCGGATACCGATATGCAAAAGAAACACTAAAGGCATCCGACGAAGAAGCGCTGATCCATGCTGATTTTGTTGCGGCGCAAACGCAGTCTATGTACGACTCTCTTTGCCGCAACCCTATGCTGAACTCTTCGTTGTATAGATTTATGAAGCCGATGCAGTCCTACGTATTCACAGCGTTCGGGCAGACGATGAAGACGGTGGGGCTGGCTGGGATGAAGACTCCAAGGGCGGAGAGAGTGGCAAGGCATGTAAAATGGGTGATTGCTCAACGATTTATCGCCCTTATTATGAGCCTGATCCTTGGCGACAAACTCAAGAAGGCGTTGTTTGATCCGACCGTAAACAATGGAACTCTCGGCTCGGTGATTCCTGCTTTCGGAAAAGGTGTTGATATTTCGATTTCAAAGATATTGCCATGGAAGGAAGATAAATCGTGGCAAGACAGCGAAGCGCACGAAAAGTTCCTCAAACAAACTGGGCGGGTTATCGCCGCCATTCTTAAAGGCGATGAGCACGCGGCAAGAGAAGCGGCGGTTTACGCATTTGATTATATCACCCCAATGGCCGGAATCCCCGGGTCTGTTCCCATGAAGAACACTGCGCGAATTACCTCCGCCGCCATAAATCACGGGCGGTTCGAGGGATTAACAGGGCGTAAATATGCAGATTTCTTGGGATACAAGAACCCTATTCGCTGGGCAGGCGGTATTATGTTTGGAATAAAAGCGGTCGACAAGCCTGATTGGAAGAAGTGACTATTGACCTTTATTGAGATTTAATATAACTATAACAAAACACGGAGAACATTATGGAAGCGCAACAATTCACAAATGGAGCATCGATTCAGGTTGGCGGACTTTGCACAAGCACCGCGCAGACGGTAGAGGCGAATGTCTCGACGACCGCATTTACTGCCGATAAACTCATTGAGATAAAAGAAGCCGACGGCGGAGCTTCGTGGTTTCTTATCGGAACAGGAACTCTTGAGCCTGCGGAAGATAACGGCGTGATGCTATCTGCATACGAACGAACCCGCCCATTCATCCTAAAGGCAGGGCAAGTAATCGAAGCAACCACGAAAATCCAAATTAACACCTGTGATGTAGAAGGAGCTTAATGTTTCTTAATCTGAACCTATGGGGGCGCGGGTCACTGGGCGGTCTTAGCCTCCCCCCGCTAATCGACCAGATCCGTCAGTGGCTTGTTGGGCTGATTGACGGTGGGCGTGTTGAGGACAGGCTAGAGATCGTTGATCCGATGCCTGTTGTTGCGAGTCGCTC